AATTCAGCTACTCAAGCATGGGTAGCATACGATGCTCCGATTTATGACAACGGCGGCGCAGCTAACTACTACTTAGATCGTAGTGGCGGTGGCGTAAATATTCCGTTAGACAGCATTTATGTCCAAGCAAACGCTGAAGAACAATTCAGCTACGCAGACGGCACAGATGATTTGCCAGACGCTCGAGACACAACTTTTAAAGAAGCAAGTTTCCGAGTATGGCGCAGAAGCGGCACAGGTGCAACAGTTGTTGAAACAACAGCTATCACTACAGGCACATTGACTGCTGGTGCTTCTACATTCACAATTAAGCAAACTATTAAAGGTGCTCTTGCATTAAGCGCAGCTACAACAGTATCGTTTACAGCAGCAAGTGATTCTACTGATGCTGAAACACTTGCAGCAGCAATTAACGCTATTACAATGTATGATGCAGACGGTAACCAAGTTACTAATCACATCGAAGCAGCAGTAACAGCAGACGGTACAGTTACTATCAGCCACAAAGCAGGCGGTGAAATTCGTTTCACAGATGGTACACGCACTCCAATCGCTGCATTGTTCACACCATACAACTCTTTCACAGAAGCTGGTACAGCAAACTTCTATGCAGCTCCGATCGAATCAGCAGAAGATTATATTGTTACAGCTTGGAGACCATTAGCAGACGAAGCTACAAACGGTTTTGCAGCCAGCGCAGATGCTCCATTGAATGAGCCAACAGACGGTCAACTATGGTACAACAACAGTTTTGCTGAAGTTGATATGATGATTCACAACGGTAGTACATGGGTAGGTTACAGAACAGCAACAAGTCCATACTACAATGCTTCCGCAGCACTAAAAACAGACCCAGCAGGTCCAATCGTAGCAGCCAGCGAGCCAACAACACAGAGTGATGGCACAGCACTTGTTAACGGCGATCTATGGATCAGCACTGCTGACATGGAAAACTATCCTACAATTTACAAGTATGATGGTTTAAATCTTGAGTGGAAATTAGTTGATAAGACAGACCAAGTAACTGATCAAGGCGTTTTATTTGCTGACGCTCGTCAAGGTACAAGCGGTGGTACAGCAACAACAGCACCAAGCGGTACTATTGCTGAACTATTAGACAGTAACTTCTTAGATACAGATGCTCCAGATCCAGCACTATATCCAAAAGGTATGTTGCTATGGAACTTACGTGCTTCTGGTGGCAACGTTAAGAAGTATCAAAACAACTATATCAATGTAAACGAAGACAATGCTCGTTATGACAACACTCGTTCGCCGAACGGTTTAAGTTATCAAAGCGGTCAGAGCCAAGGTTCTTACTGGCCAGATCGTTGGACTACAGAAAGCGGTAACAACGAAGACGGTTCTGGTAGCTTCGGACGCAAGGCACAACGTAAGGTTGTTGTACAAGCTATGAAGTCTGTAATTGATACAAGCCAAGAGATTCGCGACGAAGAGCGCAGAAACTTCAACTTGATCGCTGCTCCTGGATATCCAGAAACACTACAGAACTTGATCAGCTTGAACATTGACCGTGGTCAAACAGCGTTCGTTATTGGTGACACACCATTGCGTCTACCAAGCGATGCTACATCATTGTTGAACTGGGGTACTAACGCTGCCTTAGTAACAGACAACGGCGATGACGGTATTGTTAGCTACGATGAGTATGCAGCAGTTTACTATCCAAACGGATTTACTACAGACCTAAGCGGTGCTAATGCAGTTGTTCCAGCATCACACATGATGTTGAAGACATATGCACTAAGTGACCAAGTTTCTTACCCATGGTTTGCTCCAGCAGGTACAAGACGCGGTGGTATTACTAACGCAACCAGCGTAGGTTATATTGATGCACTAACAGGTGAATTCCAAACTGTTGCGCTCAATGAAGGAACAAGAGATGTTCTATACGATCTAAAAGTTAACCCAATTCCATTCTTTGTTGGTGTTGGCTTAGTTGCTTACGGACAAAAGACTCGTGCAAGAAATGCTTCTGCTTTAGACAGAATCAACGTAGCACGTTTAGTTGTATATCTACGTAGCCAGCTAACAAAATTAGCTCGTCCATATGTATTTGAGCCAAACGATTCTATCACACGTGATGAAATCAAAGGCGCAGTAGAGAGCTTATTGCTTGAACTTGTTGGTCTACGTGCCCTATACGACTTCGCAGTTGTATGTGATGAGTCAAACAATACTCCAAGCAGAATTGATCGTAATGAATTGTATGTAGACATTGCTATTGAACCAGTCAAGGCAGTTGAATTTATCTACATTCCAGTACGCATCAAGAACACTGGTGAAATTTAATTAAGGGAGCAAGGACATGCCAATTACATCACTAAACAACTACTCGATTAATCCGGCAGGTCCTGGTACCAACCAGGGCTTGTTGATGCCAAAGTTAAAGTATCGCTTCCGCGTTACTTTGCTTGGGTTCGGAACACAGGCAAGTACCGAACTAACTAAACAGGTTATTGACGTTACAAGACCAAAGGTCGCTTTTGAAGAGATCGAAGTTCCTGTATACAACTCTAAAATCTACCTAAGCGGCAAGTATACATTTGAGCCACTAACTCTAAATGTACGCGATGACGCAAGTGGTAACGTTACTAAGTTAGTAGGTCAGCAACTTCAGAAGCAATTCGACTTCTTAGAACAAGCATCTGCTCGTTCAGGTATTGACTACAAGTTTACAACTCGTGTAGAAGTACTTGACGGTGGTAACGGTAACTTAGGACCGCAAGTACTTGAAACATTTGAGTGCTTTGGATGTTTTGTACAAAATACCGACTACGGTGACTTAAACTATGGTACCAACGAAGTTGCTACAATAGCTTTAACGATTCGTTTCGACAACATGCTTCACGAAGCAGGTACAGTTGGCGTTGGTACTTTAGTAGGACGTCAAGCTGCTACTTCGTTGATTACAGGT